GCTATAGATAGCTCTATTCTAAAATGTAGCAGCTCCAGATACTTAAGTACTAAACGGAGCACTCGCTCCGCCTGGAACAATACTATTGTATTGTACAATGTAGACAGAGAGAGTGCTCTAATAGCACACTATCTTTTAATTACGTATTAATCGCACTACTCACGATTAATAAGGAGCAAAGAGCTCTTTTTGTTTACCTATTCTACTAACTATTCTACTTAACATGCAAACTAAGCTAAATTTGGAACAGCATGGACATAAGTGAGAGGAGCATTCAAGAAATAATGCAAAGTGAAGTCACTTCCAGCTCCAGCATAGAGATCGATTGAATTTATAGTTGAAGTTGCAGCTGATCCAACAGGTGCATCTTTAATTTCAAAAACTAAGCGACTCTCTTCGGAACCGTCATAAGGTGACACTGAAGGATTGTTCATCAAAGGTTTCTCAGGATCGGTGGATTCAAAAAGACAATTGTTGTACATAGGATAAGATATGGATAAACCGGCGTTGGTATCAGCGTTGGTCAATGAATGACCACTAGTACCAGCCTCAGTATATACCCAAACGAATCTTGAACAACCATTGTCTGTAAGACCACCAGATACTCGATTAACCTTGGTTAAACCTAGATCACTATATGCAGAAGTTCTATAAGCCCTCACATGCTTCTTGACAAGAGTAGGATGAGTTGCATTAACCGCCCAATTGACGCTACCACGCATGCCAATAAAAGCATTCGCAATCCACGCCAAAGCAGTCATTTTACAATATGAAAAAGCAACAGATCCTGTTCCATCAAGTTTTGCCGCAGTCCACAAATTATTTGTAGCATATCCAGGGCCCGGAGGCAAACGACCCATTATGAGTTGCAAAATGTGTATATCATTTGCTGAGTCATGGTTGTTCGTGATCGAGCACACTAACCCAGTACGCCTTATTAATTGGCGTAAATTAGTTACTTTCTCACCCATACATATCAATTGAGTTTCCGGAGCGGCTTTGCCAGCCATTCCTTCATGCTCAACATCCTTTTCAGGGTGGGGTGGCACGTCCTCTACTAAACTCTGAGGATAAAAATAAGTGTGGATTTTGGCTCCAGGATTATCAGTAATGGACAAATTTCTAGGACCAGCATAATCAATGTTCTCAGCACAGCGAACAGATACATTTACCCATACATCAGCATCAGTAGCAGGTGCGGTAAATCTGTTCACAATGCGAACTCCAATCATACCGTTATCACGGGAATCATTGTACCTGTAAGTACGATCCACTGTATAAGTAGGATCATCCAAAAATGGACCATTCCTATGGTTTGTAGCAGTAGAAAGATTCCAATCAAACATACAATATGGGGTTCTTTGTGCATAAGGAACTCTGAATTCAACCTCGGTTGTCTCCCCAACATCAACGATAACATTCTTAACAACAGCCGAGGAATCCCTATCATTACAGATATTTTGTGCTGCAGTGCCCTTAGGATCCCACATGATACGAACTCGCCCTTTATGAAACTTAGTACAGATAAAAGTGAACTTATAAATAAGATCACCCCTCCAATACTGAAACATCTGGGCAAGCCAACCTGCAGGAGTGAAGGCAACTTCATCCATTCCAACTGGTAAGGATGCATTGATAACATAATTATTGGGATTAACACGAGCTGTCCAAACCAAGTCCAAATTCCCTCCATCAGTTGGTTCTGTTGCAAGAGGAATCTTAAAAACATCTATAAGAGACCATTTAGTCAAAAGATGTTTAAGATTTAGTTCATCTACTGCTTTTAGACCAACAATACCAGGATCAATAGAAAGTTCATTCTTAGGATCGAGGGTTAGTTTTTCAATAGCATGAGAAATTTCAGGAGAGGAAATATTAGGAAATGGTGTTGGTCGAACATTTTGCGCATCAGTAACAACGGGAGTATTGGTATAACCAAACAATGAGGATACTTTTGCAATTGCTGAAGCACCAATTTGTGCCGCAGTCGCAAAAGGTGCAATAGCTGGAATAGATGAGAGAGCGCCTGCGGCTGAAGCAACAGCACTCGCAGGACCAGAAATAGGCCCATCATACTCATCCTTTCCTTTCTTAACAGCAGTAACCTTAGATTGCAAAGCAAGACCAACAGTAGGACCAGTAATTTCAACATCAGTCATCCAAGCGAAAACTTGAATGGTAACTTCACGAGTGGCAACACCATTAGCAGCTTGTAGTTGATTAACAACCCAAACATTAAGCCTGCCAAGGTTTGCTATTTCACTTGCACTAGTTAGGTCAGCCATTTTATATGGCCAAAAGAAAGGCAGAATCATCTCGCCACCTGAATTGTGCTGTGGATAAAGCCAAACGTGTTGTCTTTGTGAATATGTCACTGGTTGAGCTATAGAATGCGAGGTTGGACCAATATCAGACTTAAAATTCGGTAATGGTCTATATGATACCAAAACCGATCCATAATAAAATGGTTGAGAACTCAGAACGAACTTAACATGTAAATTTCCTCGAATATAAGCAAAATTGTTAAGCTTGTACTTTATCTTAGTATTGTTAAGAAAAAGAGTCCAAGGATCAAATTCACTAATAAGAGGATTAGTAGCACCAGCAACATTGCTAGTAGGAAGTCTATCCTGGTTCCACATGAGAGTTGTGATATTGACTGGTCGGGAAAGAAATGTTGCCAAATCAATCCCTGGAACATCGTCAAGTTCTCCGTTAAAGTGGGCTCCATCGTCAACGACCTCGCCTTCATTTTGATCAATAAAGGCAAGATTAGGTGTTTCAACCCGAGATTGTAACTCAACTTGACTAGGCCCAAGAAGTAACTCAACAAAATCCTCAAAACTCAAATGAGTATCTTTGTCTTGAGGAGCAAGCATGTAATTGTAGACCTCTTTGTTATTATAAAGATCCTTCAAGAGGTCATCAACAGAATCTTCAATATTTTTAATATTTTGGTTTTGTGTTTGTGCAGGTTAGTAATCACCTCCAGGAGAAAACCCAATCTCCTGGATGTCTTGTAAACTATTAGCTAGCAGGCCAACTTTTCCTAAATAGGAACTTTGAGGAACGCTCATCCGGCTAAACCAATAGCTTCCACGCTCCCTTCCCCTTTACAAGTTTACGATAAGGGAAGGGCAGTAACTAAACTATTGGGTTAATTTTTGGTTTCAGGAGGTATCAACTCACCCCCTTCGTCAACCTCAGGTAATGAGGTCAACTTGCCTTCTTTGAATTCCAAATGAAGGCGTTCCCAAGTAGGAAATGTACTGTCTCGAATAAACATTTCGAGACCAGATTCTATAACGGCTTGCATAAGAATAGATCTCATTTCTAAAAACTTTGATCTACCATGCATGAAATAAGCCCTAACGGCAGATTCAACCGCACTTAAAATCTGAAATTCCTGACTGTCAACTTTAGATAAGACATGCATCATTAAACCTTTGACAATTGATTCTTCCTTTAAAGGAGCGGCATACGCCTGCAGATCTTCATCCCATACCCAACTACGTTGCAAGAAAGTTACTTGCTGTATTGGGATATAGGGGACACTTACCGCATCCTTTTCTGCCATAGTATATACAATGCCTACCTTAGCAAATACTTCTTGTATAGCTGTGTGATTGAACCACGATGCTTTTTCATCTGCATTAGCCCAATTATCATCTCCATAAGTTGTTAAATTAACTAACTCATTAAAAGTTGATACGTCATGTTGTGGATGCAATTGGTAATATGCGTAACGCATGTAGATGCTATTGGCCAATGAATTAATAAAAACAGTTAAAGGATGACCTGATTGTTGCACACCAAAGAACATGACTAGATCTCCGAAAAATTCTACCAAACCAAATGCCATATCGATAGCAGCGGCTTCCATAGCAACTATTACTTCTGGTGGATATTTTCCAGATCTTCTAGAGATTTCAATTATAACCCTGAAAGCACACAATATAATAATCGCTGGCATTGATTTATCAAATTGACCATAATCACCAGCAATATTATTATTTATACGGGAGGGATCATAGTTATTAGTCATGTGTTTGATAATTTCTGTCCATTCCATAGAACAACAATTAGTTCCAACAGAATGTTCAAAAATAAATTTATTGTGCATCATTAGTCGGGTAAACGGAAGAAATAACTTCCTAATTACTATAGACCAAGCTACAGGACTACTAGAAAACACTCTTGTCTTCTCTTCTTTAATTTTCTTGAAAGATCTGAGTTCGTCTTTAAGATTAGCACGGAACACGGGATAAGCCCTTATTCCACGCTCATACAAAGAAAGAATATTTTCAACATTTGCCATTATTTCATCATTAAACTGAATAGGATGTTGATGACCTCGTTGTGGTTCCAAATAGTCAAAGAAATATTTCTTAGACTTATTATAAGGATGACCAGCTGAAGTTGATCGAGGTAAAGCATCAATATAAGCTACACCTGGACACCCATTTACAGCTTCAAAATCATCTAATACATGTAACATGTCTTCCCAACCTTCTGGCAATCGTTCAATAATACTTTCAATAAAAGAATCAGTGCATGCCTCCAAAACAACAGGATCCATTTTATTCACACAATTGAGCATAGGTTCTAAAGCATTACGCTTAACTTTCCATCCACTCATTACTGGTGCTCCATGTGTAATTTTAAAACCCCTACGGGATAAAGCATCACAAATAGGGGTCTTAGTAACCCTACTTTTGGGTTTTGCTCTTGGTATGGAAACTGAACCATAGGTATAACACGTACCTTTATCGAAGTATCTTAAAGGACTCTTATAGTGCAACGGTATCACTTCTACAGAACAACTCTGAGTTCCCAATTCCATTTCACCTGCTACTATAACGAAATCAAAGTTTTGTATAACATGACTTGCTAATTCATAGGTTACCCTGTTTGAAAACCCTATTGGGCTATGCAAACTGCCTAAATAATGTATACCCAGAATCACAGGACCTGAACCAGTATGTCCAATAAGTGGGGATCCACAGTCCCCAGTTATAGTAATTGGATCAAAAACTCCAGCATACACTTTAGTATTAACCTTATAAGGTACAACTAATTCTTTAGCATTGGCTTCAATGGTCCTCTCATTATCACTAAATCCAGTTCCATTTATCATTCTTTTGACTATAACTTCACCCTTTGGTGAACGTGTTATCAGGGCCCCATTTACAAAGCCAGACCACGACTCCCTTACCAAGAGGTCTGATAAATCTCGCTTAGGAGGGATACCTAATAACTGAAAGAAAACCAAGTCCATCTCCTTATAATATTCTAATTTATTAGTATCTACTCTCAGAGTAACATTCGGACTAGGTTGTTGATCAAAATAATCATGAACAATGGAGATAGAAATAGGTTCAACTTGACCAGGTTCAAAAGGTATGTTATGAGCATTGGTAACATATATATTTCCTTTAATACAAAAGGCTACTCCACCAATATCAAAAGCTTTGTTTAAGAAGGAATTGTGAACTCTCGTCTTAATAGCAATGACATTTTTGGCAACGATATTGTGTACCTGCTCAATAGTTAAACCTTTCCAGGACCGTGTGGTGCGTGATACATCAAAACCGCACACCACATAATCCTCTTTCTTCCAAACGTTAACAGGTTCTTTTTCAACTGCTTCAACTGGTTTGTCATAATACCGAGCCTGTTGAATAGAAGCATCCTTTGAGGATGAGAAGAGATAACTAAACAACTGTTTAGAAATGTATGCAAGTACAGCAGTAGAAGTTACTACTGCTGCAATTTTAATCCATTTCTTCTCATGACCTAGTTTCTTTCTTATCCTATCGCCAATAGATGGAATAACAACTTTTTCTATTGTTTTCCTTGGTAAACTAGATATTAAGAAACTAAATAGTATCTCCATTGGTATCAATGTTAAAAAGATAGGCATAGTATAGATCAAACTCAAGTATAATGATAAAATCACTCGGGCAGTCATATACCTAAACCAAGATACTTGTTTCATATGAGCATTTGCGGCAGCTTCATAGATGTAATTGACATGTTTAGCTATTACATCGTATCGTATTGGGGTAACATCATCTGGTATAATTATCTTACTATTGTCACATTGAGTTTCCGTGCAAACGCAAATGTCAACTGGTCTGAAACAAATTTTACAAAGTTCCAAATCAGCTAAACGTTTTTCATTCTCTTCCACACGCGTTTGTTGACTTCTATAAATATTAGCATATTCAAGAAACCAATCATAAAACTCGTAAATACAAGTATAAGTTTTTAACAACTTGTAAGCTGGAACTCTACCTGTATCACCTTGTGCTCGAAGATTGTTACAGACAACATTATAAACCTCAATGATCCAGTAATCATCAAAACCTTCCTGATTATTGCATTTCGATGGATCTAAACGTCCATCTTCTGTAGCATATTCAGGTTTAGGTTTGATACTAAGAACAACTGGTAATCTTCTTGCAACGGCTGCAGGACAATTAAAATAATGTTGAAGATTTAAATTCATGGTATTTGTAGTAGCTATTACTAACTCAGCTCGAAACGGAGTTTTACCTTTATCATCAATATCTGCCTGTATAGGAACAAACGGAACATTGTTAAATATTTGTAAAGACTCCATAATAGAAGGATCACCTTGAGCTTTCATGATATCAGGATTAAAAGCAGCAATATCATCCAAAAGAACAAACCATTGTTGAGTTAAAAAATTAACCCAATATTTGTCAATTGGATTTCTGATATACTTATATTCATCTCCCATTGGTAAATCAAATCGCTTAGCATAAGCTACATACATTTGATTGGCAAAGCCAGATTTACCAACACTAGTTTCACCATGCAATAAAACTCCTAGAGGGGCTCTTCGATTTTGCATAGCTACTTTTCTAGATCTCAGCCCAGCACGAATGTACTTTATTTGGCTTAATTTACCGTATATGAATTTTGAATCCAATTTATTTTCAGCCTTCGATAATTTATACATAGCTTCACCCTCTTCTTCTAGACGATGAACAGTAGCAAGAAATTCCTGCAATGTGAAACCATGAGGTTCTGGATTAGAAATAAAAGCACTCTTAGCTATCACATCAGAGACTTCCATATACCATTTATCATAAGCTTTGCTTGTGTGTAAGATAGGATGTAAACTCCCTAATTTCACGCACTGGTATCCACGCTCAATCATAAAATGGAACAAATCAACACACACAAATAATAGCTTTCCTCCATGTGTGGAAATTTTCTTGTAAGACTCCTCTTCAATAGATAAAGCAACATTTGCAAATTTCTCTAAATCACCTCCAACAAATATGGAGTGTGCAAAACAATGGACAAAAAAGGAGTGAAATTTCTTATAAATAGCAGTTTTACTCGCCATTTCAAAATTATCCAAAACGTTGCGAGTGAAACTCAACCAATCTTCTACCACATCAGTCATGTCACCAGGTCCTTGAGTTGGGTTGAATAAATTCGTCCACCAATTCAAGGGAAAAATTTCAAAGAATTTTTCTTGCATTGGGTGTAATACATCACTAGAGTAGTTAATACCAAAAAATGATTTGGCAAAAGTTATCCATGCCAAAATAACATGTTTTACATTAGTGGCTGCAGCTAAGTTAATATTAAGCAGCACCATATCTTCTACTCTACTAACATTCTTCCTAACGTCGACTTCAATAGGTCTATTTTGCCACCTCTCATACCAGGCACCAAACCACTGGATGAGTCTATTTTCTTGAGCAAAATAATCATGATCTTCAAAATCTGCTTGCAAAAGTGAATACTCATCACGAGTAAGAGTCATCGAAGCACCCAGTTTAACTCTACTGGTAGCCACAACCTCTCGCTCATAGTCAAGCAAATCTTGTTCAGAAATTTCAATGCCTTCTAAAGATTGATGGGTAAAAGGTGAATATTGTTTATTGAGAGCAACCTTCAGAGATTTACTTGGCACTCTATAACCTTCAACTACAAGGGATGGTAAAACAGGTTTACGAGCCCTATATTCAATTTCCCTCAATGAGGATAATTTTTGTCTAGGTTCTTTAAATATCCAAGAAAATCCTGTAACCTCTGGCATTTGAATGACCTTCTTGAGGTATCTGCCATAAGTTTTCCTTTCCATTTCTCTTATAAAGATAGGATGACATTTGCATAAGTCAACGTATTTTCTGCAATTTTTACAGCATACAACAAGACTCTGTTCCATGTACATTTGTCCTTTCTTTAAAGATGTAATCTCTTCGACTTTGTGAGGAATTCTCCCCACAATTTTCTTATAATTCAAACCTTCCAACACAATATGTTCACATTGATCATCATTAACACGACAACCACATGATCTATAAGCAAGCTCATTATGTAACATAGGTCTCGTAAAGGTTGTGAATTTTGAAAATCTTCCCCCTATTGGGACGAGAATTATCTTCATATTAGCGTAATCCCGAGACAAATAATTATATGCGTCAACTTGTTGTCGTCCATCCCACTCTGGATACTCTGCTAATTTAACAGCAAGTGTATGTGGTGAGTGTTCAAATTTCAAAGAATATTTTGACAACTTATACATTTGTTTGTTCGCAATATAATAATTTAACAATAGATCCCTATGTTCCATAAATTGATTAACTTGAATATCTTTGCTTTCTCGCATAAAAGTTAAGAAAGTAAATACATAATTCATCTGAACACTTAAAGTGGGATCATTAGGCATTGAAGCTATATCATCCAAAAGAGCTTCTCGAAATGCATTATATTCCTCATAAGAGGAATTGAACATAAAGTCAACGAACTCGCGCGAATTAAAATCCATAATCAGAATTCAAACCCACGCAATGTCGTTAACTTCTTTCAAGAGGAAAGAAGTAAGTGACAAAGCGGGCCCCAAAGATTATACATCAAAGCGGATTTACATGGCTCGTTCGTCCAAAACCGTAGGCATTGCTCCTTTCGGGAGGTTAGCCGTTGCTTACATGATCTTCGTCACATGGGGAACGGTGGGATTGGTTACCCACCAAGGGTTTTAAAAGTTTTAAAGAGTACGCACCTCAAACCTTAACAAGTGCGATCCAAGAGCTTTGGGTTTTTAACACGAAGTCCTGTGGACTTGTGGGACGCGGAAGTCCTAGCGATGCGAACTATTGTTGCAAAGTCCAAGACTATCTTTCTTCCTCACTAGCTTGGAGTGTGACATAGAATTCCTAAAAATCTATGCCAGACATATCTACAAACTACGTTTATTCTACCTAAAGCTAAAATCCTATATCTAAATACTAAATCTAAATGTCTGGACTTTAAACTAACTAATTTTTATTTTGTTTTGTAATTAATCTCTAAACTATATTAAATATATACATGTGCCCCGCAAATGCGGGGCGAAACACCTAGAGGACCTTCAAGGAGGCTACTTTTACGGACAAAATAGGTTTGAACCAATAAGCTGGTCAAACCCCGAAGTTAGTTTAACTCTCCGGATACTTAGAAATAATTGAAAATCGGGAATATAAAAGTACAGGTTAGGCCATATCATAATAAATGTGTATGAAGCCGTATGATGATTTCTGTCGCTCAAATCATACAGGTTCAGGGACAGACTTATCATAATACAGGTTAGGCCATAAAAAT